TTCTGGACGGGATTTTCTTTGCAGCTCCCATGTCCTCATACATTTCCCTTTTATCTTTCATTCTTTGGATAAAATTAGACATTACATTTCTATTTGGGTGATTTTTATATTTCCAGCAACAATAAATCGTTGTTCATCTGTACAACTAGGCATAGCTTGATGACATAGATAAGAAGGAAAACATATTATGTCTCCCTCCTCTTGTTCTGGGGGAATAAAATAGTTAAGATCTTTGTCAGTAAAACGAAAAGCTTTAAAAGGAGATCTTACAAAATGAACCCAAGATATTATGGTGCCATCACCAAAGTGATGATGGGGACAATGATTATCCCCTTTGTTGTAAAGTTGTGACCAGTAATAAAACTCATATTTACACGTGGTGTATATACCAATTTGTCGGAGTAGTTGTTCCTGTATTTCTAAATACCTATGCCTCCAAATGTTCTCTGGTCGTTCTTGTTCTTTCAAAAAGAAAGACGTTGTACATTCATCGCGTCTAGTATCTAGATTTGACATGCCATTTAATTTTTTAATGACACGCTGTATTTCTGATTCAGGAAATTTTATATTTTTGTAAAACGAATAAGGTGGTTTATACATTAAAACTGAAGATCTGATTGGTCTAGTCTTCTGAGAACATCATCTCTGTATGCCTCATCTGTATCATAGCGTGGATCTCCCATTGCTGCGACAAGTTCGGCTTGAGATCTAAAACTATTTCCGGAAGATGATGGAGCTTTGCCCTGTATCATACGTCCTTCGTAGCCATTTGCTTCATTGTATGCAGATTGAAGTCCTTGAAAAGCTATGTTAATAGCTGCTGGATTTCCAGAATCAACTACTGAATCGAAAGCATCAACTTGTCTGTCAGTCATATTACTTGCAGCCCATTCGATTACTGTGTTGTAATTTTGCTCTCCTCCTGCTGCGTTCATAACGCTGTTAACCTGTGCTTCAGATAGTTCGTATGACTGTACCTGTGCTTGAGGATTTTTAGCTTGTATTTCTAAATAAGCATTGACTAAGTCTTGACTACTCATTGAACTGAAAGACTCTATAGTTTCTTCACTAAGTTGTCCATCATTTGCATAGTACTCTTCAGATGCTTCAGTTATCAGATTGACCGCAGGAGCATATTCAGATACCTCTTCATCGCTTCCTTCTTCCTCTTCATATCCTTCGTCTGTACTTTCGTAGTCGACTTCTTCTTCTTCTTCTGTTTGTCCAAGTTTCTTTTGTAATGATAAGTATGCGCTTTCTAATTCTTCTGCACTTTTATATTTACCAGCTAGTAGTTGTTCTTGTTCGGCTACTAACTGTTCTCCTACTTCCAAAGAGTTCTGTTCCTCTGCGGATAGAACTTCTGTCTGAGGAGTATTATCATAAGATAAAGTTTCTGCCATTATTGTTGTGGTGGTGAAGGTTGAATTGCTTGACTAAGATCTTGTAAGTTTGCTCCGTCTGCAAGTTTACTGTTAGCAAGTTGACCAGTTTGTTCAAGTAGTGTTTGACTCTGCTGTTGTTGCATCATCATCTCTTTCTCTTGTGCCATCTGTGCTTCAGTCTTAACTAAGTTTAAGATGTCTATACCTTGAGCAGCAGCTAATCTCTTAATTGCTTCTTCAGGATTTATATATCTCATTAGTGCTTCAGGTCCTAGCGTTTGAGCTATGGTACCTACAAACATAGATAAACTCTCTCTATCTTGTCCCCTACCTAAAGCATTGATACCGGCAACAATAGTTGGACGTACAATATCTTTTGGTAAGTTTGGTATTTCATTACTTCTTTGTAGAACTAATAAAGTTCTGCTTAAGTATGGAATTAAAAAAGATACAGTTAACAAACTGAAGATGCCACCGAGCTGTTGCTCAAGTTCTAACTGAGTTAGTCTGACTTCTTCTGCTGTTACTCTTTCTGCATTCCTAACATTCATAACTAGGAAAGCTTCAAGTAATCTTCTTTCTATTGTTTGTGCCATGTTTGCAGCAGTTGAGAAGTCAGCAGTTTTACCTACTTGCACAACTTGTACATCTTCTGCTCTGCCTTGCACGATGGCTCCGTTTCCAGCCTTTGCAATAGTGGCTGGTTTTGTAGTTGAAGATGGGCTGACCAAAAAGATTACCTTACTGGCAGCAGCAGCTCCTTCGACAAGAGCTTGTGATAAACCTTCTAGAGATTTGAGATCGCCAAGGAACTCTTCTACTCTACCACGTCCGTACTGTTCTCCATCAACAGAATTGAAAGTAAGAACGAGCCAAGGGCTTGCATTCTTAGGAGCTGTACTACGTGAGCCCGGTATTATCATACCTTCTACTTCTTGATACCATACCCATCTGCCGTTCTGTAGTTTCACGCACGTGTAAACTTCGACATCATCAGTATTAGTACCATATGTTTTATCAACGACTGTGTTGGGTTCCTTCTTTGGAAGATCAAAACCGAGTACGTCGCGATGTATCAATTCCTTTGTAACTATTTCTAGGACGTTACCATTTCCGTCTCTGTTGACGACATACCTAGTGAGAGGATAGTTTTTTATACCATCTTTACCCATAAATAAAAGAGCATTACCACCAACAATTAAATGTTTAAGTGCTTGATGTATAACAACTCTGTCATTTGATGCAGCAATATAGTCCATGACCATTCGCTCCATCTTTGAAAAAGATAAGTCTAATTCACTTCTTATCTCAGGAGGCATATCTTCACCTAACTTGTCATCTCTTACTTGTAGTTTAAAGAACGTGGCTTGGGGAGGTAGTATTGCAAGCATTAACTTTGCAGCTAAAGCTACAACACATTTAGCTCCCACTGATTGCCACGGAATATTCAGAGATTCGTGTGTAGGACTTGTAGATGTATCGTCTTGTATTAAATAAGGTAACGTGAGTTTTGAACAATCAACGGCTTTGTCTAGGAATTGTTGTCGATCTGTTACCAGTTGATTGTATCTTTCACGGGCTGTCATTAGGGATTAAGCCCTCCTGAACCTCCTTGTCCAGTCATACCTGTATTTACTTTAGGATTCAATTTGATTTTTAATGAACCTGTACCTTTTGAGTACTGGTTTTTAGCTTTGTTACCACGGTCATCCTTTGCTCTCTTAACCTGTGGGTTCACATCCTTAACTATTGGGTCAGGAGGTGGCGCAGTAGGTGTAGGAGGCAATGGTGGTGGTGGAGCTGGTGGTAATGGTGGTGGTGGTGCAGGCGTTCCGCCTCCTCCGAATAAACACATTAGATTTCGTCCTCTGTTTGTTTTTGTTTTATGTAATCAATTACACTGGCTTGACCAGCACGATACATAATTGTATTTATATCTTCTTTAGGGTGAATAGGCTTCCACCCAAAGTTCTGTTCTAACTCGTCAACTAAATCATCAAGCTTTTCGTTGTGTAGTTTAAGAGTATTGAGGGAGATTGACATTTGAGTGTTCAAAGAATGCAGGCATTCTAGCTGCCTTAGTTTGTGAAAACTCTGGTGCTTTGCCTTCGTACATAAGTCTGTCGCTGGCATCTAACCAAAATTTTTTGTCCAAATATCTATCGGCATTCTGTTTTAAAGGTTGCATTACCCAGTTGATAGTCGCCTTTCTTAACTTGTCTAGTGATTGACTAGGTTTGAGACCTAGCTCTGTACATACCAATGAGTTAGCTGCCACATGGACTTGCTCGTCTCTTGATATATCTGCACTGACAGTTCTTAGACCGGCGTCACCACAGAATCTGAAGAACGGTAGTAGTACAAAAAAGATTGCTCTCTCTGCTACTAACGCCTTTAGTATAGTGTGGTCTGGATGTTGTTCCCACGCAGCACGTAAGCGTAGTGCTTCGGCTTCGGCTTTGTCATCTACGCCTATAGCGTTGGTGATGTAGCCAAGTGCAAGATCATGTTTGATCTCGTCTTTGACGTTGCTTTCTAAAAGTGCTCTAGCAGCGTCGGGAACTTCTTTATCAAGTGCTTCTGTAATGAACTCGCCAACTGGTAACTCCATATGGCGTATTGCAAGAGCACGGTAGATGGTTTCTTCTGCACCTTCTTTTAGTTTTCCTTTAGATGTTTGT